AATCTTGAAAAAAGGTTGAGAGAGTTAGAGACTATTGCAAAATTAGAGATGAGCAAACCTATTTAAGGATTTATGAACAGATACAGATCAAGAAAATACACTTTACTACTCGGTTCAAAGGCAAAATACACTTGTTTTGGATTAAAAGGATGTAGTCACGGAATGTATAGTTATGGAGGTTTTAATTACTGGGTGTATGGGATCAAAGGATTGATTTCCTTTGAAATATATGAAGGATGGGGATTATATAGAAAATAATTAAAAATAGCTGAGATATGGAAATGCGTAAAGTTGTATTAGATGAAAACGTTATCCCGCCTATGACGCATCCCTGGGGGAAAGCATGGAAACAACCGGACAGAAACAATCTGGTGCTTGATGACAAATATGTCATGATGTATAGACGGGATTTTGAGATGCTGCCGGATTATACAGGTTCGGAACCGACCGGCAAGTATAACGGTAAAATGTGGAAGGCCCAGTATGTTTCTCGTGATGAACGCAAATGGTATTTGTGTTGGTGTCACGATGAAAACACGGTATCACAAGAGATATACATCTCGTATAGAGAGATTTTGATAATTGATTAACACATAAAAATGTTTGAAGCTAAGACAAAGGCTATTACGCGTTGGGGACTTACTATCCGAGGTTCTGATGTGTATTTCCCTAAAAAGGAAACTGCTATAAAAATAGGAAAGTTGTCACTAAAGATGAATCCGGAAACAAAGATGTTTGAAGAATACCGACTTTGGGATATATCTTATGGTGATCCTCGTCTCATAGATGAGCAAAGATTTGATAGGACAATATTAATTCAACACTAAAAAGAAATGAACCTAATGGACAAGGTACAACAATCAATAGATTTTCTTCGGAAGCTGGAAACAGACGATCCTTATAGTCTTGGTTTCTCCGGCGGTAAAGATAGTGTCGTTATCCTGGACCTTGCCGAACGTGCCGGTGTCCGGTTTACGGCTACCTATGCCAATACGACTGTCGATCCGCCGGGAACAATATCTTTTATTAAGACAAATTACCCACAGGTGGTTATCCGTCATCCGGAAAAATCATTCTTTCAGCTTGTAAGCGAAAAAGGTTTTCCATCCCGGATGCGCAGGTTCTGCTGCGAAAAACTAAAGGAGCGATATGGTATAGGTAAAAGGACGATTGAAGGTATGCGAGCAGAAGAAAGTTCGAAACGTGCATTGTATGAGCCGGAGCAGTGTGATAGTAGAAAGTGGATGAAGGGTGCAAAGCATGTTTTACCGATCTTATCCTGGACGGAAAATGATGTATGGCGGTATATCCGTAAGCGTGGGCTGCCTTATTCAAAATATTACGATCCACCTTACTGTTTAACCAGACATGGTTGTGTAGGTTGCCCTCTGGCTCCGGTACATCAAATGCAGGCAGAATACAAATTGTTCCCCGGTTACGCCCGGCAGATGATCCGATCAATCGGAAAGTACATGGATAATAAACCGGACAATGCAATAGCACGAAACTTCTCTGATCCTTACGAAGCATTTTATTTCTATCTGAATGAGATGTCGATGCAGGATATACGACGATTAAAGAAAGGTCTGTTTGGCTTCAACGCCAAGCAAATCATTGAAAAAGAAATATTTCAACTATAAAAAAAGAGAGGGGTTCCAACCCCCTCTCTACCTCTAAACGTTTTGATGACGTTCTTTTAGTTTTATACCATTTCTTTACACGGTTCAATAATTCACTAAAGAGGACTTCTAAGCTTGGCTTAAGAATGTATTCTATAAAGATATATTTTATCATAAAATATTTAGATTTAATGAATACCGTCACGCATGAGGCATACAAATATTGTAAATAAAAAATCAATATCCAACAAAAATGACAAATATGAAACAATTTAGATATTGGCTCCGAATAAACGGTTTCCGTTCAGAACAGTTCGGAACCGGCACGAAATGGAACTCGATTAAGCTCAAATCACGAAAAAAATGAGCCCTAATCACATATTTGACAAACTACCGCTAAACTGAAAATTTAGCGGTAGTAGTTCACCAAATCCTATAATATCCCCCAATCCCTACATATGGAGATAAGCCATCTCGGCCAATGCCATAACCGGCCGTAATACCAATTCCCCAGCGGCGAGCTTTCACTTTTTCTGTTACATAAATCGTTTTCCGAAAAATAGAAGCACTATCGAGTTGAGCATTATAGCCGGATACCCAAATATGGTAATCGTCCGTTAAGTACTCTTTTTGCGTGATCCTGATCGGGACGAAGATAGGTTCTCTGACTGTATCACCTGATAAAGTGATATACACAGGGAACATCTCTGGAACCGTCTGTATCACCGTTTCATAAACCGGATAAGGGACTCGCTCTCTAAGAGTGTCAACACGGACGAATGTATCGATTTTGCAGACAAGTTTGACCTCTGCTTTCTTCGTGTACCGGCCGGCCAGGAAGCAAAGAAGGCAGAGAATCAAAATCAGTATTACATGACAAGGTTTCATAACAAAAGCCATCCTGTTATAACATCCGGCATATCGGCCTCTACGCCGTTTTCAACATACGACATAGCAGCGACAATACGAATCATTATCTCTCTGTTTTCAGGATATACAAGCTCGTCTGCCAGAATGCCGCTTCTTTCTGCCACCACCCTGATATAATTCTCCGTATGGTTCTCGTTTGTCGGAGCCCACCGGCTAATCATCTTGCGGATGGTGTCCAGTTTGTAATTGCGGATATAATTCCGTAAGATTACGAACATCGCCCGATAGCCGTAGGCCATCGTTTCGAACTGTTTAAATGACTTATCCTTGCTTGGTCTCACCTCGCCCTGAAATAAGTCGCCATTGATCCGGATATTTCCGGGATTGTTATTTCTAAGTCCTCTTGCTGTCATAATAAATTCCTCCATTATTTAATTACACATTAATCTGTCGATTTTACTAAAACTCGCTAGGTGGTTCACGATCTGAACATCCATGCTTGTTACACTTGCGAAATTCCAACGCGTTGTTCTTGATCATAAGCTCCGTATTCTTCTCGGTCAACTCCCGGACACGCCCTCGGTATTCGTCTATCTTTTCATACAGGGAATCAATTTTAGCATCCAGTTCGCCGACGCGACGTTCTTTCTTTTCGTATAGCTCTTTCCATTCAGCAGCATATTGCGTGATATTGTCCGCTTCCGCCTTTTTAGCTTCAGCAGCAGCCTTGCGCTTGTTATATTCCCGGTAGCCCCAGTAGCCGGCAACGGGGATCAGTACGGCGGTTACAAAGCCGCCTATCACGTTCGACAGGCGGCTAAGGGTTGTCAATAATTCTTCTTCCATATCTTTATATGCAAATTAATACACAGAGATAAACAGCCACCAATGAAGAAATCTCAATCCAAAACATCGGCTTACTTTGATAGAACTTATACCAGAATGTGCCTTCTTTTTCTTTGGCAATGTTTAATGCAGCATATCCAATATAGGTAAGCCATACAAATAACATAGGCCATAAGTTAAGTGACATCCAAATCTGAGAAAATAATATTGCCATCATTGCGCCAGCTATGTGTCCCCGGTATTGGAATTTATCCGCTTTGTAATCTGGGAAACACCCGACAACGATCATCCCGGCCAGCGCCAGGTAAGCGAGAAACTCCGTGCCCGGCTTACTGACCTCCAATATCACCGGCATTAACACCATAGGACAAGCCCACATTGTGAAGCGAAACCATCCTTTGTGTTCTATTGCGTAATAAGTTGCACTGATAGAGTAAGGTACACCTTTCGCCTTTATACAAACTGCTGCCGTATAAGCTGCGATAACCAAAAAAGAAATAATTAATAATAACATGATTTTCAAACTTTATTGTTTAACTTTGTTTCCGGAGACCCTCGGTCCCCCTAATTTTCTTTTTTTACAGCCTCCAATCTGTGATAGCCTGGAGGCTGTTTTATTATTCTTTCGCCACCGAACATTTTATATCTCCATTTGTTTTAAAAGAAAATACCCAACCTGGGGTTGGCGATTATCAATAATTTTTTCTGAATATACATTTGCTGTCTTTCTGCTGTGACAGCCCAAAGACAGTGTCACTAATTTATTAATACGGCCTTGCAGGCGGAGTGAAGTTTGATGTCCAACGGGCAATATTACTGATGCGAAACTCGTCAATCATACCGTTCAGATACAATCCATAATCCCGATATTTTCCGATCATTAAAGAACTATAGTACCCTGAAACCATCGTTGATGTGAAACCAGACGCATACACTCCATTTACATACACTTTCCAATATCGAGATTGTGACCTGACGATCGCAAGATGAACCCACTGATCCCGTGGCATCGTAAAATAGCATATTGCATCCCCTCGGGTTCCACCATACTGCAATCCAAAGAAAATGCGTCCGTCAGATTCCTCCATTATATCAAAGCTGTAACTTCCACCACCATCGCCTTTTGACATTATACCGTTTTTCACACCACTTTTCAGTTTAATCCAAAAATCGACGGTATAGTTTGGATATAGGGACTCGTTTATGGCATTCGTTCCACTTATCTTTACATACCCGTTTCCTGAAAACGAAACGCAATTCTTGAATTTTCCCACTACATAGGACATATTACTACCAACATAAGGCTTGCCTGAGGCTTCATCTTTCAATGATCCATCAAAATGTAGCAACAGCAAAGTATTCTTGTCTACTTTCTTCCGTCCCATCATCGACCGTCTCATCTACGCCCTCCTTTCTTACGATAAGAGGTCGTAACTTCTTTATTTAGAGAGCATTTTACCCCCCCCCGTTTAACTTTTAATAACATAACCTGTTTCATTGCTTTACCTCCTGTACAATTGTGGGCAAGTCTTTCAAGTCGTTCGGATAACCTGTAACGGTTGTCAGAATGCAGAGATAGATCACACCGTATTGTTCATAATATTTGTCTTTCTCGAATGCCATACCCTGCACGTATGGAATAGGATCATCAAGCGTGCCTGCGTGCTCAGCTTCAACGATCTTATACAGTGAAGCAGTTTCTATGCCCGGTTTCCAATCGGCTTGCAGCTTGTGCTTTTGTATCACTTCAAACAAAGTGTCGCTTTCTCCTTCCACTACTCGAAGCCGGAAGCCTATTTTAACTTCCTTGCCAAACTCTGCATCTTTCTCACCCCAAATGGGGAATAAGACCTGCATCTCCAACGCTTGGCTGGCTGTGAGAGACACGCTGTTCATCATCGCACGGGCAAAGGTCACTGCCTGCGCTTCCGGGGATTTAGCGATTGTCTTATCTGCTTTAGTTTGCAAGGCTGCCGTTGTTGTATGGATCATTTCAGGATAGCCTTTCACCACGATAGCTTCGACCTCCTCGGCTGTTTGGGCGGCATCGATACGGGATAGCAAGCTGTCTGTCACCTTGCCGCATTGCTCCGAATAGTCCGCTATTTCGTCAAGAGCAACCGTTAAGATATTCGAGGCGTAAAGATGACCGCCTACTTCGACTTCTTCCTGCCGGCCACACTTATCCTTCACTTGCAGGGTGTTCGAGACGTATGCGTCCTGTTCATCAATATAATAATGATGGATGTCTTTGTCGTAGATTTCTTGCCGTTTGGCATCACGGGCACGCCAGAGCTTTTCTTCCGGTGCCGGTTCGGGTTCCGGAGTGAGTTCCTTCCGCCAACATTCCAGCGGACTTGCCTCCGGATGGTCGGTGTGGAACTGTTCCTGTTCGGCGTCTAACAAGAGATATGCGCCGTCGTTATATTCTTCTTCCATTGTGCCTACCTTGTAGGAGTCAGGAAGGGGAACGTCGGTCTCCCAGAATTGGATTTCTTTTTGGATGTATAGCATAATCAATTTAATTTTAATCCTTTACCGCCATTGTATAATTGATTTATCTCACTTCTGGATAATATGCGTTCAAATATGGAGACTTCACATATAAGTCCATTATATGATCGTTCGGTTACTGATGTGAAAAATATATCATCCAGACCTATGTAGAAGTGAGAACCTTCGTAGAATGGATCATTTATTGTCTTAACAAGTGTAGCATTTTCGTAAACACTCATCGTGTTATTATCGTAAGTTACCACATAATGACACCAAACATTGAATTTATTGGTTGTAATATTAATTCCATCATTAATATTTTGAATGTTCTTATACCTCATTTCAAGTCCATATCCTTCTCCGTCTTTTATTCGGCTTACTATAATTCCTCCGTATCGGTCTACTGATTCGTTATACTTTTTAGCCCACAGGGAAATACTATATGCGTTTTTCTTTACATATCCCGTTGTCGGTATCCTAATTCCAGAATCGTTTATAAAATACGCAGATTTATTTCCTGTAAAAATGCTATCGTCTTTCCATTGTACATTGTTTTTTAGCTCGCCTAATACCCCATTGACACATTCATACGAATCACCGTTCAATGGAAAGTAATACTTAGCATTCCACTGATTGGAAAAATCGGATTCGGTATCTTTTCCCGTCATCACCCGTCTCTTCATCTCTCACCTCCTTTCATTATACTCTCACGACAATTATCCCATGTTCTTTTTTCAGCGATCCCCCTGTGGCTTTACCAGCTGGCAGTTCAACGCTTGTTTCCTCCGATTGCCAGCCTGAACCGTTTGGGATCGGTTGGTTAATCGTTGATCCGGTGTTGTTCTTAATGGACAGATAAAACTCCTGCATCTCCGGTACGCTTCCTATATTCGCAAAGTTGATCGCCTGCACAGATGTACTCGAATAGGTAAAACGCAAGTTATACGGTGATGAAGGAAGCGACTTTAAGGTACTGACATCGACATACTCTTTCAGCCTCAAAGAGTCCGATACCTTCGTTTTCTCTTCATTGCTGTAATTATTGTCGGTATGGACATAAGCAGCGTCCTTGACCGTATGGTCGTCATTCTGTAACTGGGATAGCCTTGTCGGAATCGCCTGCTGGACGTTTGTGATGCTCTGGTTCAGCCCGGCGATGATCCCTTGCAGCGTCTGTGTGTCCTCTACGTTGGCAAGGAAAGCGATGATCTCGTTAAATGACTCGATGGCACTCGATGCGTCACCCGAAACGAGTGTGTTGACTTGCTGCTGCAAGGCTGTCAGCGCGTTCCTGATTTCCGTGTCGTCGTAGCTTTCCCCGTCCTGTCCTTCGGCTACCACACCCGTATCCTCTTCGCCTATTTTCCAATGCTTGGTTTCCGGATCGATCGAAGGAACCGGAGCATTGTTTCCCCGAAGGTTCGGGGTGTCAAACTTACCTTCAGCCGTCGTGATCGTCAGGATATAGGTCGTGGCATCATTCGTTTTAACCGTGACCTTTACCTCCTGCATGACGGCCGGCAGCTGGGCAAACGTATGAACGCCATCAGCCAGCTTCATGTTGAATTTACCGTTTTCCAAACGTTCAAATAACCAGACTGATGCAGGGTAGACGGTTGCGTTATCGGCCCATTCAGCCGTCGTCAGTTCGATCTGTTGATAAATAAATGCACCTTTCTTACTCATTGCTCAAATATCCTTGTTTTATCGTTCGTACTGATTCATTGTAATAATTGGCTCCTGTCAGATAAACATTACCGGGCAAGGCTGTACCGCTGCCGGATTCCTGCCACGAGGCTTTTCCCCCGGCAAGATCATAAAGCCGGTAGAACACATATTCTCCTTCTTCCGCTACACGTACTTCATCGCCGATACGAAAATTGATGGTTGTACCGTCGGTATTGACATAGCTCAATGTATTTTCGTCCGGGATAGCCTCTAACGTCGGGATCTCCGGTTTGTTCTTGATATAATTGGGCGATTCCTTTCCTGAGAGCCAATCAGGGCGAATACCGGAAACGATCCCTTCTGCAGCCTCGGCGGCAGTGTTGGCCCGATCAGCTGCCTCATTGGCTTTTTGAATAGAAATCTCTGTACTTGTTTCCCGTTTGGTTTCTTGACTTTGACGAATTTCCTCCTGGTTCTGGCGAACCACTTCCGCCGCTTCCCGCTCTTCTTCTGATACTCCACGGACTATTTCAGCCGCTTCCCGTACGGCTTCGGCCTTGATACGTTGCTCTTCGGATAAAGTACGAAGCGATTCAGCCTCGACACGGACTGATTCCGACTCTTTGCGTATGCTCTCGGCCTTCGTCCTTTCAACTTCTGTTTCCGTTCTTGTCTGTTCCGCCCTTACCCGACTGGCTTCTACCTGAACGCGAGACGATTCAGATTCTATCCTTGCTGTTTCGGCTTCCTTGCGCAAGTTTTCAGATGTATTTCGCTCACTCTCACTTGTTGTGCGTATGGTTTCAGCCTCCTTACGGACCGTTTCCGATTCCTTGCGTTCTGTTTCGGCAGTTTGTCGCTCTGATTCATTGCTTCCGCGAAGAGCTTCCGCCTCGGTCCGTTTCGTCTCGGAATCCTTACGGGCAATCTCGGAAGTGGAACGTTCCTGCTCAGCAGCAACCCTTTCGATCTCCGCTTCTATACGTGCTGCTTCCGCCTTGATTCGCTCCGCCTCCTGTTCACAGACTTC